GCCTCCGCGTCGATGATGATGGAGTGGGAAGCGAGGTGGCCGGTGACGAGCTGCATCCGGCAGAAGACCATCGCGGCCTCGGTGGCGGTGCCGGGGACCGGCATCATCTCACCGACGTTGAAGAAGCCGTCGGTGTCGACGTAGAGCTGGAACTGGTCGGAGCTGAGCAGGTAGGCGGAGACCGCCTTCGCGCCCATGCCCGACGCCGCGCTCGCCGTGAAGCCCATGTTCGGATCGACGTAGATCCGAGCGCCCCGGTAGGTCGCCACCATCGTCTGGTTCAGGCCGTCGCGGTCGCCGACGCTGATGTACTGGATCCGCTGGTCCATGAGGGCCAGGAACGCGGCGTAGAAGCTCGGGGACACGAGCATGATGTCCGGGGTCGTGCCCGCCGGGTTGTAGAGCTGGGTCTGGATGAAGGCCTCGTCGATGTGCGACAGGGCCAGCGTGCCGCCAGCGTCGACGAACTGGTTGAACCAGTTCTGCGCCTGGTACGTGCTCTTGCTCAGGCCGCCGACGGAGTTGGTCTGCGACGCCTGGGCGACGCCCTCCAGCCAGCCGGTCGTGTCGGGAGCGACGGCGCTGGTGCCGTTGCCGTTGAGGGTCTGGAGCGTGGTGATCTTGCCCGAGTCGCCAACGAGAATCTGCTTGCTGACCTCCTTCTTGAGGGACAGCATCACGTTCTTCATCTTGGATTCGAGGATGTTGACCACGGCCAGGTCGCCCTTGTTGGCGGCCTTCTCGACGGCGGACAGCACGATGGGCTGGGTGAAGTTCGAGTACTCGAACTTCGCCGTCTGGAAGGGGTCCGTCACGGCCATCGAGACGGGCTCGAAGCCGTTCGACAGCTCGGTGATGGAGCTGTGGTCGCCGAAGATGACGGGCTGCTCGACGCGGGAGCCGCCGGACACCTTGATGAGGTTGCCGTGCTCTTCGATGGCGCGGACGAGCGGGTGAGCGAGGAAGCTGTTGTCCACGAGCTTGTCGCGGAGCAGCTGGAGCGTGGTCGAGAGGACCGACTGGGGAGCCATGGAGGCCTCCGAAGGAAGGAAGTTGCTGTGTGAAAGCGTGTTCCCAGCGACGGGGAGTGCCGTGGCCGCCCCTCCAGTGGTCGCCCGCCGTTGCGGGGTAGACGTAGCGGTTCGCGCCTTGCTGGGAGTCTACTGGCCTTTTCGAGGTTTCGCAACCTCAGCCGTTGTGCATCGCCTTGGCGAGAGCGAGCAGGTCCGCGTTGCTCATCTTCCGCACCTCGGACCGGGAGGGCTGCGCCGCGAGCCCCTTGCGACCGAGGCCGGTGGCGCGGGCTGCCTGCTGCCGCGCCTGCCGGGTGGCCTTGCTCCTGGTCTTGGCCTCGACTGCCGCAGCCTGCTTCCGCCGCCCGACGACAGCCCAGTAGGCCGTCTCCAGGTCGAGGGCCGCGTTCGCCTCCAGGGCCTGCTGGACCTCGGAGCGGAGAGCGGCGTCGGTCTCGAACTCGGGATGCTCGGCGAGGAACTGGTTGTAGGCCTGCTCCGCCTGCTGGACCTCGTACTCCTGCTTCATGGGTTCGAGCATCGCGTTGAGGCGCACCTGGACCTCGTGCTCGATGCGCGCCTTGATGGAGTCCTCGTTCCACGGGTCGTACTCGGGCAGCTCGGAGCGGAGCTTCTCCAGCTCGGCCTTGCCCTTGAGCAGCGCCGCGCGCTCGGCCTGGGCCTCCTTGCGGATCTGGGCGGCCTCCTGGGTCTTGCGGGTGTAGTCGCCCTGCATCTGCCGCATCAGCTTGGCGGCACGGGGGTCGATGGCCTCGATTCGGGTCAGGGCGTCCCGCCAGGACAGCTTGGCCTCGGGCTCGGGGGTGTCACCCTCGTCGGACTCGGACTCGGGCTCGGACTCGGACTCGTCGGACGGTTCTCCGGTCTCAGCCTCGACGGGCTCAGGGGTGTCGGAGGGCTCGTCGAACCCGAGGGGGCCGGTGGCGGCCAGGACTGCTTCTGCGGTGGACTGAGGGGTGGTCACGGGGACTCCCTATGGCTGTGCCAGTTGGATGGGCGTCCCGACGGTCCGGTACCACGAAGGGTTGTAGCCGGGTGCCAGTCGGAACTTGATGGGCTTGCCGAAGAAGGACGTGCCCAGGGTGATGACCGAGGCGTTCTGCACTCGGTCGAGAAGGAAGGTGCGCCAGCCGGGCAGGCCGCCCGTGGCGCTGGCGGAGCGAGGGTCAACGTACAGGTGGACGTAGGTGCGGCCGGTCCGGTTGTCGGTCCACATCGCGTGGGGATTGCCCTCGCGCTGGCCCCGAGCGCCGGGTGTCGTCGGCTCCTGCCACTTGTCGATGTAGTAGTAGGACACCGGCAGCCTGTTCGCGATGGCGTACCGGATGTTGTCCTTCGAGTTGCCGCCGCCGATGTCGAAGTCGAGGCGAGCCCCTCCGCGCCCGGCCTTGGGCAGGACGGTCGCGGGAGGCTTGCGCCCGATTCCGAACAGGCCCAGCAGTCGAGTGCGGAGGGTGCGGGCCATCAGCGCATCCGCGCCGCGAAGTCGAACTCTTCGACCTCTTCGGTCATCTCGCCCTCGTCAGGCAGCTCCGTGCTGGGCTCGGCGTCGGGGACCTCTTCGTCGAGGAACGCCTGGAAGTCGGCGTCGGACGCCAGCTTCTTGATGGCGGCGGTGAGCGCGGTCAGCTCGCGGTCGCCCTTGATGTCCTCCAGCGCGACGGGGAGCGGCTGGCCGTACTCGTCGGCGGCGGCGCTGATCATCGCGAGGAACCGGACCATCTCGGGGTCCATCGCCTCGACGGACCCGACGTACTCACCCGCCCCGAGGTCGAGGCCCATGAGCGACGCGACCTCCGCGATGGCCGTGGCGAGCGCGGTCATCACCTTCTTGTTGTAGGGCTTCTCGGGCGGCGGCACGACGGCGGTGAGGGTCTCACCGACGACGGCGTCCTCCTGCTCTGCGAGGGCGGCGAACTCGGGGGGAAGCGGGGGAGCACTGGCTCCGTAGTCGAGGGGCATCTCAGGCTCCTGGGAAGGGGAGGACGGGGGGTCCGGCCTCGGGGGGAATCTCACCGGGTACCTCCTGGGTACCCGGTTCTGCGATGGGCTCAGGCTCGATGATCTCAGCCAGGTTGCGGGGGAGGTCGTAGGTGCGAACCAGCTCGTCGAGGATGGCCTTCGGGTCCGCGCCGAGCTGGACCAGCACGGGCGCGAGCCGCTCCAGGCTGTTGCGCTTGACCTCGTCGGCCATCGGGGTGCTCCCAGCATCGACAGCCCAGTACCCGAAGTCGCCCGTGAGGTCGTCGGCGCTGAGCATGGTCGGCCCGACCGGGTTCGGCAGGCTGAGGGGCTCCGCCTCGTCACCGAGCAGCACGCTCAAGATGATGTTGTAGACCTTCGCGACCTCGGTGATGACCGCGTCGCGGGTCCGGGCCATCCGCCCGACCTCGCTCGACGTGTAGTCGGCCAGGAGGCGCTGCTCGGTCGCGGTCGCCTTGGTGACTTCGCCTCGCGTGAACGGAGCCATGAGGCCGGCGTCGTTGATGTCGCTCGTCACCGTCTCGGCGTAGAGCTGGATGTCGGCCGGGATGGGCGCGTTCGGCACCGGGGTGATGTTGCCTTCGAGCGGCGTGCCGGGGGGCAGGTCCACCTCGATGAACTCACCGTCGAGGCCTTGCCCGATCTTGCTCGTCCCCACGTCGTCGAGGAAGCCCGACCGGACCAGCCACTGCCGCGCCATCCGACGCACGCCCTGGCTCTGGTAGGTGCGGAGCACGTTCAGCTCGCGGAACTGGTCGTAGCTCCGGTCGAGCAGGCTGTAGCCCCGGAGCGGCGTGTCCGGGTCGCGGGACAGGTACACCGGGATGATGGGCACGACCGGACGGCCTGACGAGGTCTTGTAGGGGATGCCGGTGGTCTCGTGCTCGATCTCGGCCTCAGGCGTCGCGGCCTCCGCGTCGGCCTCTTCGTCGAGCGCCCCGACCTGCACCTTCACGCCCTCGAAGATGAAGCTCCGCCCGCTGTCGTAGTCCGGGCTCCACACCAGGAGCTTGTCGTCGCGCAGGTCGTAGACCTCGACGACGCGACACCAGAGGTCGGTCGTGTCAACGCCTGTGTCGCGGGCCTGGGCCATCTGGCCCTGCTGGTCGGTGCGGTCGATCCACTTCGAGTAGGGCCGCCCGTTGATGGCGCTCTCTTCGACGCCGTACCGCTCCGAGGCCTCGTACACCGGGATCAGGTACGAGTGCCCGATGAACCGCTGCTGGTTCCACGCGCCGGCCGTAGCATCGACGACGACCTCCCACGGGGCCAGGGCGGAGCAGGCCACGCGCTGGAGCGGGTCCACATTCTCGACCGGGGCCAGCTTGAGGAACGAGCACGGGTAGATGAGCGCCAGCCGGGTCGCGTCTTCGAGCTGCTCGCGCACGGTCAGGAGGTACTGGTTCGCCGTGGCCTCCGCGACCTCAGCGTTGCCGCGCGCCCGGATGTCGGGCTCCACCTGCACCGACGGGTTCTTCGCGAAGAGCGAGCCCAGGTAGCTCTCGACGACGGCGTAGGCCTTGGGGACCTCGGTGCGGAGCACCAAGTCGTGGACGCGGTTCTTCTCGCGCCAGAAGTCGGTGAGGTACAGCGCCCTCAGCTCCTTCATTCGAGGGCGGAGCCCGTCCCAGTAG